GGTGACGTGGTCATCCTCGGGACTGGCGAGCTTCCGACCCAGACAACCGCCGCCGTAGGTGCTGTCACGACTCTGGGAACCGTCGTAGCGGCCCACACGGGGATCTTCGGGAACATCACTCTCGACGAGGTTTCGGGACCTAACGCCGTCCAGCCCAAGAACCTGATGCAGATCGTGGACGGGAATACCAGGGACCCGATTCTGTCGTCGAGCCGCACCGTTTACGGCCTGCTGCAGGGCGAGTCTGGTGTTGTCGACGGCGCGACCATTACAGACACAACCACCACACGAGTTCAGATCAGTTTTGTGCGGATCACCTCCAACGGTTCGGACCTGGAGCGTGTTCCGGCATCAGATATCGCTGGAATGACAATCAACTACTGCACCCGCGAGCGGTGATGCGTCCAACGAGGCAATCATAGACTTGTCGCATGGAAAGGTCGGCGACGAGAACGACATCGTGCCGCCCGGTGGGTTCTGGAGAGCTATGGGACACAGTCGATACTACCCAACGCCGACCAACCCGTTCGGGCTATGGGGGACACACTCCGCTGACCTTTCAGGATATGTTCCCATCGTCACCGTAAACGAGATCGAAAAGATCGAGCGGGGTTACGCGACGTCTACCGGTGGTGACTACGAGATCGACTACAAAGCTGGGACCTTGACCTTCTACGAAGGAGTCGAGGCCGATGACGTTGTTTCGGTCACCTATTTCTACGTCGACGGCACTGGTGAGGGAAAGCTACTTGTTGCGCCTGGTGCAGGTAAAAAGTTCTTGATCGACAAAATCGAGATCCAAACAACAACCGATGTGGTCATTAAGGCTGACATGGTCAGCAATGTTTACGTCGACTCTAGTGTGTTCGGTCTTCCGCCCGGCACTCCGATGGCAGGGCGTCGCCCGACGATCCTCAAGAACTTCAAAGACGTTCACAACTGGGCTCATCTGATACATCCAGAGAGTCAAGCACAAGCGGCTAATGACCCGCGCGGGCTCCCAGCCGCTGTTAGAGTCCACGAGGTTCGTTATCTCTCTGAGATCCCGTTGCTTTCGTCAATGGGCGCTACCCTGAAGACGGCGATCGTTGGCAACGTCCCGTTCGAGGGAACCTGGGCCTCGGTGGTCATTTACGGCATCACCGATGTTGAGTAATAGCTCATGGTCGTCAAATAGAGCACCGGTTACCTTCTAGTCCAGCCCATGTGAGTCTGTTAGAATCCCATACACCACTGATGCTGGACCCAACATGAACATCGAAACCATGCCTGGTCAGATCGTCGCCCTGAAGCTCTCCGCTTCGGACAAGCACCGCCTCGTAGCGAAGGCCCTCGAAGCCGAGATCGCCAAGAAAAAGGCGAACCTGGCTCACGCCGAGTGGCAGATGGCAACTGCTGTGTCCGAAGCCGCAGGCGACGCCATGGCCGCCAGATTGAAAGTGCCCCAGGAGGCACAGGACGTTACGATCGACCTGAACGAGGGCGTCATTCGGTATCGTATGCCCGGCGTCCCGCCAGTGGTCCACGAAGGCTAACGAGGTCACTCCATGGCTACTACCAAGCAAGTACTTCGTCTTCAGAGTGACCAGACACTAGACGATCCACAAATCGCCACGCGTATACGGCTCAAGGATTTGGCCGCTACGAGAGCTATCCAGCTTGTTTGGATCGAGCCGGCGGCGGCCGACCGGGACATCACGTTCAAGGACCCTGGCGCGAACGACTCAGTGGTCTACGAGAACCTGGCCCAGCCTCTCAACAACAAGACGCTCGGCACCCCGACCATCACGGACTTCACCGACGCCCAGCACACCCACGCTAGCGCGGCGCAGGGTGGGACGGTGGCCCATTCCGACATTGGCACTCCAGACGCCGCAGATGACCACCAGCAGTACGCTAGGCTGGCGGGCCGCGTTGGTGGGCAAGTCCTGATCGGCGGTAGTGCGGCCTCGGAGAACCTGTCCCTGCAGTCGACTTCTGACGCCGCGCGCGGCGACATCATCGCGATCGACGACATCGTGATGGGAACCGGTAAGGAGGTCACTGGGCTTCCCGCGACACCCAGCGGGCCAACCGCTGCTGCGTCAAAGGCTTATGTCGACCTGGCCATCTCCGGCGGAGCTTCGTGGAAGGAAGTTCTCCTCACATCGGACCAGCTAGACAACACGAACGATGGAATAGCCCAAGGTGTCGCGTTCTACCTCGTCAACACCGCCCAGATCGGTGACTCGATCACACTAGACGACGATATCGCAACCGAATCGTGGGTGTTCGCGGGCGTCTCAGCACCTAACCAGCCGGCAGTCGGTGCAAGCGCTCTTGACTCGATGACCGACCTGGCGGCCCGTATCAATGCCGACTCCGCCACCTGGGCCGCAAGCCTCTTCACCGGCACACTACAGGGGATCAACTCTGCGACCGGTGATGTGGTCGTTATCTACAGGCGAATTCCGGCTGCCGCTACTATGGACCGTGTGTTTGGCGTTTTCGCCACCCCGGCCGATGCTCAGTACGTCGACTTCGGCGGCGCGTCTGACTACCGTAGCAGCATCAGCGCCAACCTGCCGGCTGTGGATCCCACAACCGCCAACTTCGGCATCGGTCGTGTTACCTCTGGTTTGACGCCGAACGAGGCACACCTGGTTCGGGCCGAGGACAGCGCCTACATCTGGAACGATGACGCTGGGGTTTGGCAGCTCAGCGCTGGTGCTGTGGCGCTGGCCACGTCTGGATCGGGCGGCGGTGTTATCGGCCAGTCGACCTTTGACTCCGACAAGGGTCTTTTGGTCGCCGGAGGTGTGGCCGAGGTCCGAGTCGATAACTCGACAATCACTTTCACGGCTGGTCAGCTCTCTGTTGCTGGTGGAGCTGTTCCCTTTGGAACCTCCGGTTCTGGTGGTGCTATCGCCGGTAAGGTCACAGCAGACTCTGATAAGGGACTGGAGATCACTGGCGGTCCAGCAAACGCCATCTTGGCTACCAAGGTGGACGGCATCACGATCACACACAACCTAAGCGGTGAGCTCTCGGCGAGCGGCTCTCCGCTCGCTCCCACCGGAAGTGTTTCTCACGGCGTACTCCTGACCCGTGACATTGGTGGCGTCGCGGCCCCTACTGCTACCTTCATCTCCACAGACATTCCGGTTCAAGACTACATCGACGGTTCTACAACCGGTCAGTTGTTCGATTTCGTTGTGCCAACCGACTACGACGGCGGTGATATCGAGCTCCTAGCCTCGTATCAGATGACCACCGCCTTCGCCGGCGCCATCGTACTGGAGACCTACGCCAAGATCGTCAAGGCGTCTACCGGATCTGTAGACACCGTTACTTTCCCGCCCGTCTCCGCGCTTCTGAGCCCTCCTGTGACGACGGACCTAACTCGTAGCATCATCAAGACACTACCAAACCCGTCTGGCGCCAATTACCAGCGCGGCGACACCATCCAGTTCTATGTCAAGCGACTGGGCGCCGACGGCAGTGATGCCCACACCGGCGATTGGCGCGTCGCCGCTTTCGCCTACCGCTATACAGGCCAAGTCAGCACACGGCTCATGGAGCCGGTTTCAGACATCTTTACGCCGGTTACCGGTGTCCCGTCCCCGTCTATTGACCTCTTCTCCACTGACATCCCAGTGCTCACCTTCTCCGACGGCACGGACCAGGCTACAGCAGCCCTATTCGTCGTCCCGGACAACTGGGATGGTATTAGCGACGCATTGTTTCGGGTTCAGTACGCGCTCGACACAGCAGCGGGCGGAACGGTCCGCCTCAACACCTTGGTCAAAGTAGCGGACGTTGCTGGGGGCGCGGTTGTTGTGCTACCAGCCATCGACTTCGACCGCACAGTAACAGCCGACACCGACCCGCACAGGACCGAGATCATCAGGTCAGTGCCTGGCGCCTCGATGACGCCTGGTAGCGTCATCCAGATAATCATCACACGTGACACGTCGGTCGGTGGTAACGCAGCAGCTGGGTTCCAGCTCATCAACGGCACACTGGCCTTTGGTGTCACGCCTGTCTCCGGGATCTCCGCGACCGGCGAGTATTACCTGGACGACCCGGTCGTTGGAAACCTCTCCGGAACCGTGTTCGCAGACTGGCAGTATCCTGCCTACGGAGGTGACTTCGAGCAGTTCTTCCGCATGCGCTCTACGGCTGCGGCCGGCGTTGTCCACGTCGCATTTGCGGGCCGCCTGGGAACAAGCCAGGCGACCATCGACCAGATAGCCGTGAACGTCAAAGGTGTCGACACAGGCACAGTTCAGTACCAGATTCACATCTACGCAGAGGGCTCTGGCGCTGTCCCCGTCTATTCCTCAGTAGCTGCGACACCTCCTGGGGCGTCGACCTTGGTAGCGATCACTGGAACCTCGCTGAGCGCACAGCCGACCGTCGGTAAGCGGTTCTTCGTAGTCGTTGAGGCTACTGCGATGGCTAACGGCGAAGAAGTCCTGGTGAGCAAGCCTCTGGTCAGGGTGTCGTAACACGCCCCCTTGTATAGTGTTGCGTTGGTAGTCATACTTGAAACCAGGTATGACTCATAACGAACTAGTCAAGATCGCCAAGAAATGGCTTATCAAGGCCAGAGCATGCGTCGTCGTTCTTACAGAGACTCAGGCCCAAAGTGGGGAAATCCCTGATGTCATCGGATGGCGGGGTCAACTCTCGATTCTGATTGAGTGCAAAACATCGGTGACCGACTTCCGCCGCGATCTGTCGAAGTGGTATCGAAATTCAGGTCCGGGAATAGGTCAGCATCGGTATTTCATGGCGCCGAAGGGTGTTATTCCCCAAGATGAAGTTCCCCCGGGATGGGGACTCCTTGAGGTATCTGGCGATACGGTCAAGACCACCAGGAAGGTCGACCTTCTCTACCTGGACGAGCATGTCTCGGCGGCCGAAGTTCCACTACTTGTGGCGGCCCTGAGGCGCACGTCGATGCGCGCATCAACAGCTAGAAACCACAAAAAAAAGGGGTATAGTCGGTCTCAGCAAAGGAGCTCATCGAAATGAAGGAAGCACTAGCAGGTCTCATTGGGTCCAAGAAGGCGCTCGCCGCCATCGGTGGAGCAGCCGCTTCCGCCCTGGCACTCTTGGCAAGCAAGTACGGCTATGGTCTGGATGCTGCAGCTACCCAGACATTGATCCAGTCGATCCTCGGCCTCGTAGGCCTCTACATCGTCGGACAGGGCGCTGCTGACTGGGGCAAGGAGAAGGCCAAGGTCGAGGCCGCAGCAATGGAGTTCGCCATGAAGGCTCACAAGCTGGAGCTGGACGAGCTCGAAGCGGACGACGATGATCTCAAGGTACTGACCGAGGACATCTAGATCGTGGGAATCTTCTTTTGCGGGACGGAAGGGTGCGCCGGCTACTTCTGCAGCGTCGACATGTCCTTCCGACCACACGCGCTCCACTGTGAGCACTACGTAGCGCCACAGAACGCCCCTGAGGCGCCGTCTCAGGTCGAGGGAGTCTAGTCCTCCTTCGCCGGCTGCCAGCGCCCTGCGAGGACGTCTCTGATCCATGTCAGGGCGTCCTCGTAGCTCATCATGCGGCCCGCAAAACTCTGGTAATCAGACAAGGCCTTGGCAACGCCTTCGGGCGAAACCTGAAGCCCACGCCGACGATACTCCTGGATTTGGAGATACCAGCCACGTAGCTCCTCGTCCCGCATGAAGGAGAGGTCCGTCAAGTAACGCCCAAGCCACTTGGTGAGCCCCATATCGAGCTGTCGCTGAGCGTGAAGCTGTTCATGCAACATGATGGCGTGGAACAGCGGCGATCCTGGAGGATGCTTCTCCAACCACTCGTCGAGGTCCCTCACGTAACAGGACTTTCCGAGCGTTGTGATCCCGGTCCCAGGATGCATGACGCTCTCGCGTATCTGCTCTAGGGGCCGATACTGTGAGTCGAGCTTGTGGGCATGGCTGCAGCCACTGACCAACAGAACGACCATTATGAGCAATCTCCGCATCACTCACCTCTGTGGTCATCCTATCATCGATAACTGTACAAACAGAAACGGCGGACCGAAGTCCGCCGTTTCCAGACACCACAAGGAGCAGATCGCTTAGAGCGAGAGCTGAACCTTGCTGTTGACGCCCTGGCCCAGGGTCGCGTCGCTGGAGACGCGGGTGGCCGAGAAGCGGCTGTTGACGGTCAGCCCGTCAATCTGGTGGTTACCCGAGGCGGCGTTCGCCAGCAGTGCAACCTTGTGCTCACCCTTGGTCAGTACCACGGGCAGCTCTACATGGAACTCATGCGCGAGCTGACCGGTCAGATAGGTGTGAGCAGCAAGGGGCAGCACAGACGCGGCCACGAAGCCAGCACCTGAGTCAACCGCGAAGTTCAGGGTGACCAGCTCGGCGGTGACGCCAGTGAGCCGTCCCTGGAACCGGAGGAGAAGCAGCATCTGCTCCTCCTCGACGCGGACGCTCATCTGCGACCCTGTGACATTGGCGGCGCCACCGGTGGGCAGCGTAACGTCTCCGAACTGAACGAAGCTGTAGAGGCTCATGTTGGTTCTCCTTGTTTCCTAGGTAGATCAACCAGGTTTGTTCTAAGCCGCAAGGCTTAGAGACCCTGGTTGCTCCCGTAGTTGGCGTTGTGAAGGCCGAAGTCGAACCGGCCGGTGACACCACTGTTGGCGAGCGTGCCAGCGGTGACCTTGATCACCGAGACGCGGACACCAGCCTCGTCCTCCTTGATGATCAGCCGAGCCAGCAGGTCGGTGGTGATCTGAGCGTTGCCGAGGTAGGCGTTCAGGGTCGTGCTGAGCACGGTGCGGACGACGTTGCCGCTCCAGTCGATGATCTCGACTGCACGAACAGCGGCGTCGGCCACGGCAAGCACAGCGTTCAGCTGCAACACCGCGAGGCCACCCTCGAACTCCTGACGAGTGTAGGGGCGCACGACGTGGTCGATCGTGTTGCGCTCGACCGGAAGGTTGCGAGGCCGAAGGACCTCAAAGGGTACCGCTGCGACATTGGTCACACTGGCCAATGCTGACGGCACACCGTACTGAGTGCGGACTGTCATGATTCTCTCCTGCCCTATTGGTTAGGCGTCAATCACCCAAATGGTGATGCAGCTATCGTAATAGCATCAATGCTGCTAGGCAATACACATCCCTACTTCTTTAGGGAGTGAACCCCGATTGAGAGAGCGCCCCGTGCGCGACTGGGGGGTTGGGCTTGCGTATTACGGACGGAAAGTAAGGACTTAGCCGATCCCGCCGGTTAGCGTCTTCAAGCCAGCCTTGGCGATCATGCCCAGTGAGGCTCCGACCACGCCCATGACCTTACCGAAGGACTCCCAGAAAGTCCGAACTGCGAGAACCTCGCCGGCCACCTTCAGGTTGAGGAGTTGAGCGTGGATGTGCTTCTCCTCCTCAGAGACATCAGCGCCTCCCATTTTCTGGACAGCGAGACGTCCAGCATCCTTGGCGACATCTGCCAGGATATCCTTGACTTCGGCCTTGACCCCATCCCAGGCGCTGCCGAAGTCTTCCTTGACCTGGTCAAGAACCTTGGCTCCAAGGTCCTTGGCAAGATCCTCCAGGCTTCCTACTAGCTCGCTCATGAAGTTACTGCCCTTCCCCGCTAGGAGCGGGCTGGACTGGCTGCTCAGCCTGTTCCAGGCGAAGCTTCCAGGTGGAAATAGTGCGCTCACGGCGCTTCTTCTCGTCGGAGTCGAGAGACTGATCACCCTGCACGTATTGCAGATACTTCGGGGCGACCGCGTCGTAGGTGGCCCGATCAGCGGCAGTGTAGTCCGCGCGGATCAGGTCAGTGGTTGCGCAGCAACCGGCGGTGGACAGGAGTGCGATGGACAGGATTGAGGCGCGTAGTAGCTTCACGATTTCCTCCGTGACTTGGATTATCTGATGCGCAGTCCGAAAAGTCTATCAGGTTACCGGCGTGCCTGGGATGACCTCTACATTATTAACCGACATCGTGAGTGACTCGATGGATACGTCACTTGAGGAGGCATCCATGTTCGTTGACGGGGTCCACCCCTTAGGAACGCAGCCAAACAGGTTGTAAACCCGTCTGGGAATCAACTTATCGCGGCCCGTCTGCACGACCGTGAAATTCCGACGAGGGGCACCTGTTCCCCACACCGCCTGGAAGAGCCACAGGTAGAAGTCCATAGAAAGCGATGTGACTGCAGATTCGATCGTACAATCACCAGCTTTCAGGAACCCAAGGGGAACCTCGTGGGCCCACGGCCAATTTCCTTCCTGAATCGTCTTCGTCTGCATGGTGACGTTCGGGATGGAGATGGACTTGAAGCTCAGCAATTGTCCCTCGGAGGCTCCCTGGCCGACCTTGAATGGAAACGCCACAGGCAGCAGGCTGATCGTGGGAATGTCCAGCAGGTAGAACGAGTAGTTCTGGAGTGGATCTGTGTCTTCGGCTCTAGCCATAACCGCCTCGTGTGAGCATCATTGAGTCTATCAGAATACGTCCGACAGCCGAGGCCTGATTACCCGTATGTTACAGGAACCCCCACAAGGAGATTTCCCATGCGTCTGCTCGAACAGCTCTCTGTTTCAGTCAATCGACGGAACACAAGTAGCTACCACTTCTAGGTAGGCGACTAGAGAGCGGTTCTCTAGGGCCTGCCAAGTAGCGGTGCTACCAAGCAGGAGCTAGAAGTAAACGACAAGCGCAGCATCGAGGCCGCGTTCGCGAAGGCGAACGTGCCTCTGGAGATCACCAAGCGGTCCATCAACCGCCGGCTGATCAACGGCGGTGGCGGGCAGATCGTCCAGATGGGCATCGTCCGTGACCGTCAGGGTAACGAGATCATCCAGATGAACATCCCCGACGGGGAGGACATCAACGTGCGGGCGCTCGGGGCCGACCCTGAGCACCAGCAAGTCGTGATGATGGTCCACGAGCCCGACCGGAAGATCACCGAGCGGCGGTGGAACTCCGGGACGAAGCAGTTCGAGAACGCGACCATCAAGGTCCCCGGTGGGAAGCGCCGCTTCCTGGTGGGGATGGACGAGTGCCACCTCTTCATCGCCCAGATGCCCAACACGGCTGGGGCGACCTCGGTCAAGCAGGCTCACGAGGACCTGCGGCCCCGGGGCGTGCCGAAGGGCCGCAAGGCCAAGAAGCAGAAGGTGAAGCGGACCGGAGAGTGGTTCTTGACGCCCGCGAGCTCCGAGGAGCTCAAGGCGATCGAGGACCACATCAAGGTCTATGGCATCCGCAAGAAGGTTGGGATCGGGTCTCACCTGGGCCGCATGCGGGGTCGCCCGCACGTGGTCAGCGAGTCCGTCGTCGTCGGGTTCCGCACCCGCATCGAGGACCCCACGACTGGTCAGCACCGGATCCTGGTGGCCCGCCGGGGGACGGAGTACGTCCGGGGCCGGATCCTCCACCCCGACCACAAGGTGGTCGATGTGAAGGTCTGGTCCAAGGTGACCATGAACGCCGAGGACCGGGCCGCCGGGGCCCAGTGGGTGGATTAGGAAGTTGATTCAAGGGGCCAGGCGATCACCTGGCCCCGCTTCCTTAGATGCTGGCCAATCGGTCGAGGACGGTGGTATCGATCAGGCCGGCGATAACCACCTTGGCGAGAGGGTACGGCTCAACAGGATCTTCGGCCACCAACACCTCATTCTCCATGTTGTCCAGATTCAGCCAGACCGGGATTTTGAAGAGCGAGCCGACCCGCGCCACCATTTGGCCAGGCGTGGACAGCCGGTCCGCAAACCACACTCGTGGGGCAGAGACCTCAAGTATGGACGCTATTTCGGCGCTAACAACGAAAACAGCATCCTTATTACCGGCCTCACGGAACGCCAACAGCATGAATTGTGGCAACTGCCTGCAGTGCTCTTGCAGCGCGACGCCAGAAGGGGGTGTGTAACGCCAAGATACGGTGATCATTTGTCTTGGTAGCGGAACTTGAGGTGATCGTAGGTCAACAAGTTAAACTCGGGCGTGTTTGGGCTGATGGGCAGCAACGGTGTTGGGTCAAGCAAGTCGCCGGGCGGTTGATCCGTGATCCGCCACCAACCAGTCGCCCGAGCGCCAGACCGCATAAGCTCCAAATGAAGCATGACCATCGGTCGGCCTTTGAACCGTTGAAGAACGGGTGCCACATAACCGATAATGTCACCCTGCTCGACGGATGCACCGACCTTTAGCCCTGTCGTAACCTCACCGTAGACGACCACACCGCTCGCACCCTCGACGAGTACAGCATCTGTAGGACACCACCAAGACGACCCGGCCTTCTCGCCGGTGAAAGGCTCGATGTTGACTACCAAGCCTCTTTCTACAGCAACAACCGGAGTGCCAACCTCGCAGTAAAGGTCTACCCCGGTGTGCCGGTCGAACCGCCTCAAGGCGCCAAAAGAACCAGCGTTATCAGGCAACAGCGGATCAGCGAGTAGCGGCCAAATCCAGCTCACTACACCTCCCTCGCATCACCCAGGTAAACCGGAACAGGATACAACCCGAACGAGAACCGAGGCCAACGTCCGCACGGGCATGAGTAGACGTAGATGTCCTCGGATTCGTTTTCGTAGGCGCCGTATACTCCAGGCGCACGGGTGAGGTCTCGGTTGCACGTGCAGTAGACCGCGTTGGAGTAGGCCGGGCCGCCGTTCTCTTCACAGTAAGGCTTCCCGCGTACGATACCCCCCGGGTGGTTTCCTGTCATGCGGTAACACTCCTCGCGCTTCATTCTGACCCAGATCTCGCCGTGGCACGGATCTCCAAGTGTCTGTCGCTCCCAGTGACCACCCCAGAGTCGGCGGTAGACAGGTAGGAAGCTCAGGCAATGGTCAATGATGTAGAAGGGCGAGAAAAGAACCAGTAGAACCATATTCATGGTGTAGTTCTACCTCATCTGATCTGAGCCAGTCGGTCGAGCGCCCGGACGGTTACAAAGTTGATGAGCCTGATTTTGGCCCGAGGCTGAAGGTCCTCTGGATCGTCGACGATGAGAACCTCATCGGCCCGAACGGCCGTGTTGGCCCAGATAGGGACGCCCCCAAGTCTTCCGGCCGCAATGGAACTTCCCGTTGGCCCGTCCCATAAGAACTCTTTACCCAGGAAGGCCGAGGATGTGCAGATCAACATCGATATGGTCATAGGGTGAGACAGAATCACTCCCTTTCCTCCGGTCTCGAAAAATATCTGCACCATCATGAGCGCTAGCCCTTGCATGTGATCTATGGCGGAGACGCCCATAGGGATGGCGTGGTCCCACATCCGGGTGAAGATCTGCTCGTTCTGCATCTTTAGGCTGCCCTGTCTAGTGTAGACTGATGCTACTGCCGGTGTTACCCGGGCTTAGACCTACCAGCCTACATCACAAGGTCTCACGATGCACCTCCACCGAAACTTCGTATGGACTCTGAACCTGAGCGACCGAGAGCTAAAGGTCATCATCAAGTGTCTTCAGGATGAAGATCTCACAGACGATGAGCAGAGCCTCGTCGACAAGCTGTCCGAGACACTGCCCGAGAACGCGGTTCGCCTAGAGCGGGTCAGTACGGGCCGCAAGCGCAATACGCCCAAGAATTGACCCGTCCGTACACGGAAACGCGGCCCACGAAATGGGCCGCGTCTCTACATCCAACTGAATCGGCGGACTTGACGGGGGCTAGTTAACCACCAGCTCCACCACGATCTTCTTGGCGTAGTAGTTGATGAGACTATGGCTAACTCCGAGCTCGTGGGCGATGTTCTTCTGGGTCTTACCGTCAGCTAGTAGACCAGGGATGGATGCGATCTGCTCTGTCGTGAGCTTGGCATTCCCGTGCCTTTGAATCAGACTGGGAAGTCCCCAGGCGCAGCCGCGCAGGATCGCAGAAATCTGCGCCGGTGTCACTCCATACTCGACAGCCAGTTGCTTACCGGTGACCTGACTGGCTGACTTAAGACCCTTCTGGTATCTGGTTCTGATCTCATCAACCTGTGCACGGCTCAGCTTTGCCATACCGTGGCTGTCGCCTCTAGGTCGGTTTGATGGGTTTGCCTTGAGCGCGGCTTGCATTTTATCGATGTTACGCCTAGCGTAATCTGGATCCCTGTTCCACGGGTGTCTCTCGCCGCGCAGCACCTTCTCTGGATACTTGCGCGTCCAGTGATCATCGCCGGTGGGTGCGGTCTGGCCGCCATCAGCGTCGTTGGTCAGAAGGTTCAATCCTATTGAACTGATGTGCTCGACTTCGAGCTTCAGCGCCTCGGACTCGGTGAGCTTCTCGGCAATCCTGCGCTCAGCAGGACTGAGCCCCATCTTGAGCAGCTTGCGGATCACAGAGAACTTATGACCCTTCTTTCCCTTCTTCGCCTTCCTGATGTGATCGCCGATCCTCGGGCAGTGCCGATCCGAGCCCTTACCCACGTAGAACACCTTGTTGGTGTCTGGTCGGATCAACTCGTAGACGTAGTAGATAGGGGTCGGATCAAGGTCTGGCGAGTCAGGGTCTGCCTGCTGATGGACCCTTGGCCGGGAGACTCCTCTACGGGAGCACCGTACACCTTGCTGCTCCCTCAATCCATCAATGAGCGTGTTCGCAGAATCCTTATCCAGGTTGGTAGCCTTTACCTCCTGGACAGGTGCAATCCCACGAGAGCGGAGGAGTCTCACCTCGTCATACCTGCGACCGGACGCCCCTGTGGCGGCCTCGTTGATGAGCCTGGTAAGACTGCTGTTCTTATGGGACTTGGCGGATTGTCTAGCAACGTGAATGACCCGACCGTCAGTCGGGTCATTCAGCGCGACCACCGAATAGCGTAACGACATGTGAGCCCCAGTATTACTGGTCTCACTCTGGTCGCGTCAGGCTGGAAATTCAACCTAAATTCGAGACCTTCTCGTAACTACGTTACTACCAACTCGATGGAAACTTCCTCAACCGCAAGACTGAGCTCCTGGATCGCGACATCGGAGCTCGATGCATCCTTGTCACCGGTCGGCTTGACAGAGGTCGGGAAGACCTCCTTCAGCTGGATCACCTTCGACGGCGAACCGTCGATGCCGAACTCGTCGGCGATGTGGTACTCCTGGATGGTGATGTCAGAGCGGTAGGTCTCCCCACCGTTGATGCACTTGAAAATCCAGACCAGGAAGTCCGACTCCTTCTTCACGACGCCCTTGCTCAGAGAGCAATCGCCGACCTTCGGAATCCCCGGATACTTCCGGGTGTACTTATAGACACCCTCACGGTACTCGACCATGTCGACCGTGAGGTCCGGAATGCTGGCCGTCCGGAACCCGGCCACAGGGTCCAGGTTCCCGCCGGCCGGGTCGACGACGTGGAAGCGGAAGTTCGTTATGTTACGAGTTGGTCGCACCCACCAACTCTCCTCGACTTTCACCGAGGCCCAGACTATATCATCACCCTTTCTGGGGTGCCGCGCACTTCGGGCTCGCTTGAGCCCTACTCCCTTACGGGATAGTCGTTGAACCTTCCACAGAGCTTGTGGCTTGGCTGCTGATTATCCAATTCCTGAACTTTTCAAGCCTTCACGTTTGATCTTCCGATCTCCGCAGTGGCATCAGGACTCTAAGGACTTCCCAGCAATTCACGCAGTTTTCGCTACCGGATCACTCCGGTAGGCCACTATTCCTAATGGTACAAGTCGGTGTCAACAGCACGTGCCATGACGATCTCCTTTGATCGAGTTTCAAACTACGAACAAACCCTGTCTGACCGACCATCGGCCAACACGCCACGTCGTTTGAGTTCCCAGTAGTCCCAGATCTGTAGGTTCAGATCTGGACGGCTCTCTTGAAGAGCCTTGATCTTCTTCATCTGTTCTGGACTCTCGACCCCCTTGACATCGACCACGGTGGTATCAGCACCGTCGTAGATCCAGAAGTCGGGGGTATAGCGTTTGGGCCTGTCGTCGACCTCGACCTCGTAGGTGACAAGCTCGTAGTCCCACGACATTCCCTGCTCATCAAGCCAACTCGCCATTCCAAGTTCCCAAGTTGACCGCATTTTGAACTTACGGCCGAGCTTGTCTGTGAAACTTAGTCGTGGACCACCACCCCATGCCGCTGGTCGCATACCCACACCGTTGCGCGATAGGACAAGACAGATAGCGGATTGGGAGGTGCCGTAGCGACGAGATAGGGCAATTGTGTCCTCGCCGCCCAAGTAAAGCCGGACCATCTCCGACTCTTCGGCATCAGACCACCGCCTGTTACGGGTGCCTGTCCTATCGACGTCCACACCTTGCTTGTGGAGAGTTTTGTAGACGCAATCAGGCTTAACGTCCATCTTCGCAGCGATGTCGGGCCCGGATACTCCCTGGTTGTAGAGCTCAACCATCTGCATCTGCTGTTTCTTTGTGGTCTTGATATGAGTCAAGTTCTTATACAGTAGCTTGACGCCGAGCTTCTTTGCGCGACAACGCGTCGTCGACTGGTCCCGGTCAAGCTGTTCGGCACACCACTTCCCTCCGCGAGTAGGGTAGTTCTCGCGGATGAAAGAATCGTCAGAAGTGATCCAAGGGCGTCCCATCCTCAACTCGAAAGATCTGTGTCAACGGCTCTGGCCATGTCGTCTCCTGCTTGCGCCTTCAGTCTACCGTGTTGGCAGAGGCTGCATCACTCGCGCATCACGAGTGAGTCTAGCAGAATCGTAGCATGTGGTCCAGGCTATCGATGCTCCGAATTATCTACGCCACTTGGTCCAGGCGGACTTGTTACCGACCAAGTGCTCCAACTGATGAATAAGCTGCACGAACCGTGGGTTGCAGAGCGGTGTCAAACCCCCCTGAGGTGCTCTCAACCTCTGAACACGTTCAACCGCTTGCTGCGGGCCCATGCCAGCGACCTTCATCAAGGTGAGCGCTGAAACCAGTGAGGACCTGTTCAAGCCCATGGCACAAGACGAAAGACATGACTTCCCATCGCGGAGACGATCGCTGAACAGATCAGACGCCTTGTCGGCGCGCACTGCGGTCTGCGTCAGCTCGTCTTTCTCTGCCTGTGGGTTGTCGTCGTAGCCCATTTTGATGAGCTCGTAACTACCGCTCGGGTCGTTCGGCTGGTACTCCTGGGCAAAGAGCCCGATTACGTGAATCCGGCCATCTGGTTGGCGCAAAAGCTGGGTTACATCGGTCAGGTCACCCTGCCAAAGTTGCGCACCAGACCTATGAGTGAAAAGTCGATCCATGTCCTAATTGTATCCGGGGTGTAAGCTAACCAAGGGCGCATCAGCGCTCAATGCTGAATCCTGAATGCTGAACGGGGGTGCGGTGCCGACAGACAGGAGAATGTTGTTCATCGAAGCCCTGGCAGGGATATCTGCTAAGCCTACTCGACGCAGGCGCGGAAGCGCTAGGTGCTACGGGCCACCGTGTGAAATCAACGACTGTCCTGGTCAGACAGTGGGCAACAAGCCTTACTGTCTCGATCACGTTCACCTCATGCCCTACGCGGCCAAAATCCAGGAACGCGAGGCCGCCAGAGATGTCGAAATCGCGAGCGCAGACGGTCCGCCACTAGATGGGTTCGTCGCCCAAGACCTTCTCGGCGCGATCAAGCTGACGCAGTCATCCATACCAGCCCTTGCTCGTGATCTTCGTGTGCCGCAAAAGGTCGTGGACAAGCTGGTGCGACAGCTCATAAAACTCGGCAAGGTTAGGATTCGTCGGTCGAAGCGCAGCGTCTACGTGATCCGTATTCCAGACCCTAGCGACGATTTTCCTGGATCAGCCGTAGAACCTCCGGACGAATCGAGCGAGTGAACCACTCCCCCCGATGACGCCACTCGGCGAACCGAAGGTGCAGCTGCCGCTCAGTTGTGCCGGTCCCATCATCGGCGACGATCACGCCTAGAAGGCGCAGCTCGCAATCAGAACCGGTCTGAAGCTGCGCAACCCGCGAGCTCACGGATCCCGTGGTAAACCCGACCTTGATTCGGCCGGTCTCGACGTTCTCCAGGAAATAGACCTTGGTCATTCGATTCGAGATTGCCGGGTAGAAGAGGTTCATGACTTCTTCTACCAGAATACCGGATCCTGCGGATCGAAACCCCACCCTGACGAACGACCAGTTGCGGCTCTACTTGCGGCCCGAGTCCTGCATCAGCTTCGCGCTGCAGGCTGTGGTCCGCGAGCTTCTGGAGCGCGCGCTGAAGGAGGTGATCGCCCGATGAAGAACTTCGTAACCGATGAGCTGATCTTCATGACGGTGGCCGGCAGCCGCATGTACGGCACCAACATCGCCACGTCGGACGTCGACAAGCGAGGTGTCTGCGTCCCACCTAAGAAGGTGGTCTACGGGTTCGCCAGAAACTTCAATCAACAGGAGTTTCCCAACGAAGACACGGTGGTGTTTTCGCTGATGAAGTTCATGCAGCTTGCAGCTGATGCGAATCCAAACGTCATCGAGCTGCTGTTCGCGCCCGACGACTGCGTCGAGGTGTGCCACCCCACATGGGGGCGCCTGCTGGAGAGGCGAAACCTCTTCCTCACGGCCAAGGCCTATCACACCTTCACCGGCTACGCGCACAGCCAGCTCAAGCGGATCAATGGTCACAGGGCGTGGCTGATGAACCCACCGACACACAAGCCTACTCGCGAGGAGTACGGCTTGACGGAGGCGGGACAGGGCGTGCGCGATCTGGCCCGTGGTATCGACCTCTCCGAGATCAGCCCGGAGACCCTCCAGATCATCGAGAGGGAGAAGGCCTACAAGGCTGCCCTGACCACCTGGAACCAATACGAGAAGTGGAAGACGGAGCGAAACAAGGACCGGGCCGCGCTAGAGGCGGCCCACGGATTCGACGTCAAGCACGCTATGCACCTGGTGCGGCTCCTTCGGATGGGAAAGGAGATTCTGACCACAGGATCGCTTCACGTTCGTCGGCCCGACGCCGCCGAGCTACTGGCGATACGCGCCGGTGAGTGGAGCTACGACAGGTTGGTCGGAGAGGCTGAGACTCTCAAGGCCGAGCTTGACGAGGTATACGAGAACAAGACTTACGTGGTACCCTTCGGGGCCCCACACCAGGAGATCTCGGACTTCTGCATCGAGCTCCACGATTACCACTGGGCGAACCACGCCAAGAGCGCCGAGGACGAGTGAGGCTGTGAGAAACCTTCAGCATCTCAAAGAGCCGGACCTCAAACCTGACCGCTTAGAGGCCTGGAGAGCTTTTCAGGCTGCGCTCGCCGAGGCGCGAACCAAACTAGCCGCTCTCTCCGCTCGCACACCAGGTGGGGTAAGCGAGAGATGTTGGGCAGGGCTCTACGAGGCCGACCTGTGGTCGAGGTAACCCACCTTACAAGGAGAATACGATGAAGCCTGGGCTCTACGACATGGTTCGCGTCACCGACCAGACCGGTGTCTCCGGTACGGGCCGCGTTGCCCAGGTAGCGGTCTTCGAGGACGGTTCTGCCGTCGTGAGGTGGATGACGGGGAAGGACTCCACCGTCTGCTGGGCCAAGGTCCAAGACGCACTGGACGTTCACATCAACTGTCACCCCGATACAACCAAGCTTATCCCGGTGGGGGCCCTTCGGGAGCAGCACCAGAGTCCACGAGAGGTCGACGAGTCTGCCAGGTGGGCCGCGATCCGTGACGTCGACAGGCGAACTACTAAGGCCATCTACGACTGGTGTGCCTCCCGTGCGGTCCGGTGCAAGGAGCACAATAGTCACGGGCTCTACTTCGATGTCTGGGTGGGGACCAAGCAGATCATGTTCGACTGCTCGCCCGAGGACATCTCCCACGAGCTACGGCGCGGCAAGGGCATCGTCGTCGTACGTGACGCGTCCCACGGTTGGGACAACATGAGGATCTACGGAACCATCAACATGTTGGACAACGACGCTGGCCGAACGCTGGACATCTGGCTTGGATGTGGAGAGGAGCGGATCGAGAAGGACTAACTCGATGCATCCGACACCAGACTCCTTACGGTCAAAGGACAGCTAGATGGGAGCTCAAGTGCATATTCGGTTGGAGAACTGCGGCCAGCGGAAGATCCAGGTCATCAAGGACTTGCGGACCGCCTACGGGTTCAACCTCGTGACGGCCAAGTCTTGGGCCGACAAGGCGCCGTGCATCTTGCCCGCGACTCCACCTGGAGTGGCCGGTAAGCTGATCAAGGATCTGCGGGACAGCGGGGCGACGGTTTCTGTGGTCGACCCGTCGGTGTTGGACCAGATGGCGGCGGTGTCCTTCATCCAGTCGGCTGCGGCCTCTCTTGGAGAGGGCGATCTGGCAGAGACCCGGACCGCACTGAGAGCCGCGCTTGCTCTGGTTGGCGATGTCTGAGGACTACGACTGCCAGGCCTGCGGGGCGTGTTGCATCTCCAACTGGGACACCGAGACCTACATCTATGTCTCGGACAACGACATCAGGCGCCTCCGGATGGCATATGCCGAGCCGACCGTTAAGCGCCTCGTTGGCGGACTGGACGATCCCATGGAGCAAGGAATACGCACCAAGAAGAACACCCAGGGCCACATCGCCTGCATTGCACTGCGCGGCGCTGTAGGAAAGCGGTGCTCGTGCGGAATCTACGAGGCACGGCCCAAGGTGTGCCGAGGCTTTAAGCCGGGGTCAGAGTCGTGCCAGTATGCCCGCCAAGAGGCGGGCATTGACACCTAGCCTTGTTGAACCGCCGACCTGGGAAGTCGCCAGTAGGTTCCATCAGAACGCGCTTGCAGGATGGAGCCGCTCCCTACGTTGTAGGTCTGGTCCAGCCTGTCGATCTCCACCTGGGCCGCGAGCGCCTTCATCCGGGCGAGCTCGACCTGTAGGTCAGCTACCAGTGATCGGAGGTTCGCCGCCTCGGCGGTTACCTCCCGCAGCCGGGCTGCAAGAAATACAGACGCATCGACCTGAACAGGGACATCGGCGGACGCCGGTGACAAGCCCTCCTGCGCGGTGGTCGTATTCTGGTCCATCTATCACTCCGAGGGTAAGTCCGCCCGCACATTGAGGGCGGCCGTTTAGTGTTTAGGCTTCGGCAGACGTTGTGCCAACTACGCCATCAGTCCGAGGTCTCGGAGCGTTGTTCTGATCGTATTGATCTTAGCAGTCAGATCCGAGAAGTTGTCGTTGATGGTAGCGTCGTCCCCTGTACCAGCTACGGCCACGACCGTGTCGTTAGCCGTGCCGCCAGTACTGTCTGTTAGCGCCACCATATCCACCGGCTGGGCGACTAGGGCTGCTCCGAAAAACCCAACCTGAGTTGATGTAAGCCGATGAAAATCGGCTCCGATGACCGCGCTGGTCCCGAAATACCCGGTGCGTGGGCGAGTGGCGCCATCTGCGCCGATGTCGTAGGTGTCGTCTGCTACCGCCAACAGGTGACCGGAGTTTGTGACCTGCCAGCGGCCAACCCCGGCCGTGTCTAGCTGAACTCGCCCGTGGGTTCCACCTCCGGCGGCTATACCACCGCGAACAAACGCGTTGGCACCGTGGTTATTGTTGGAGACGCCGTCCCCGCCCTTGAGAATACCGTCGGCGGCCAGACTAACCAGCGTGGCGCTGGCATCACCTCCGCTAAAGGTGCCGGTCCCGGACACCCCGCCTACAGCGTCTGTGACCCCTCCTCTTACCACCAGAGGTCCGGCGGTGGTTCCGGGCCCTCCCTCAACGGTGACTGCGCCTCCGGTAATACTAGGGCCAGCACCACCGACCACCAAAACAGCGCCGCCTCCAGCGGCACCGGATCCACCTCTGATCTCAGCTAACCCACCAACGCCGGACGCACCACCGCTACCACCTCGAAACCGGCTAGCGCCGCCAGCCCCGGTGGTTAGCCCATTACCGGCGATGAGGTCAAGACTGGCTCCGTCGACGGTGGCGCTGATGGAATCGACACCACGAATAGTGGTGACCGCCCCCTCTAGTCCGATGTTCAGTTGTAGTCCGGCTGGATCCCAGTGGACCAGATTTGACCCGTCACTGGCGGCGAATTCCCCTGGCGCGTTAGCAACAGATGTCGATCCGATATTCAACCAGTTTGTGATCGATACGCCCTCACCCACAATCACCTGCGTGGACAGTACCTGTTGGGTGTTACCAGGCGCTCCGGCGGGCGCAGTTCGGAGCTGGATGGTGCTTGGTGTGGCGTTGCCGGTCCCAGGGCCCGCGACGATGATAAGGTCAGACCCAGCCTCGTTGGTTTGAGCAGTACTGATCCTAGAGGACGAGACGGTTACCGATTGAGCGGTGGTGCCCACCTCACCCTTACCGAGGTAGAAAACAGCGATCGGGTTTGACTGCGACCCGAACACGAACTGGTTTACGGCCGTGGTGGCGGCGCCCGCACCCCAGGCGTGCGCTCCGTCGAACGTCGATGCGGCCCCACGTCCCCACGCAGAGCTGTCGACACCCGAAGCTCCCGCGCCGTATCCGACCGCTTGAGCTCCGGCCGCCGTGGCCGAACTGCTAGCCCCGACAACCACTGTCTCAATGGCTGTGGCGGACGATGATCGGCCGGAGGCTACGCTATCCTGCGCGGCGGCGGCGCTGCTTCCAACGGCAACGCTAAAATCACCAGAAGTGGAGGCGCCGGCTCCGATGGCCGTCGAGTTGGCAAAGGGAGTTGACGCCGCGTTTCCGACCGCCAGCGAAGACGCTCCAGCAGCAACAGACCCCAGTCCAAACCGCTCGCTTGAGCCCCCGGCGCCAGGTGAACTAATGGCGCCGTTTACGACCAGGAGTCCGGTCGTAAATCCTCCAGGCGCGGCATCAATGGTGAACTTGACGGTGCCTGAAGGCGATGCCAACCCAGCGCTCACCTGATCTGCGTCATTGACCAGACGAACCAGCGACCCGGTGTCGTGCCACCCCGCGTCCACGCCTGGGCCCGTGGGCCCCTCTGGACCCGCCACAACGGTGAACCCGGTCGCTGGCGGACCAACAGTTTCGGTGATTTTGTTCGCTGCTAGAAGCCGAGCTACGGATGGGTTGCTCGACAGCGATGTGAAAACGGCGCCCGGTGCATAGCTCGTCGACCCGTAACCATCTACCTCTTCCACGACGACGGGGAGTGGGGAGACCACAAGGTATGTCGTAAGCACTGCTTGCATGATGGCCCCAACGGGTGACGCTTTATCGCCTAGTATACACCGTCGGCATCACCTAAATCCGTAGTCCGGAAACCTACTCGGCGGGCTAGAGCAGTTAGTCGTTGATAGGGCCAGGAAAAGTGAACCTCCGATTGCGGTGTGGTCTCCGCACTCGCGCCAACCCGCCCACCGCTGGTGGTAGCCCATCCAGAGTGTGGATGAAGGCTGGTCCCTGAATAACCCCCGGAACACCTTGAGATTGATGGCTGAACGCAGGGCCTTGAACCAGTCCTGGCGGCCCTTCCGCAAGGTGGATAAACGCCGGGCCTTGAACAGCCATTCCTACACCGTCTCAGGAACCAGCACAGTTAGATTGGTTCCGTTGAGGATCGAGTCCGTGAAGAAATCCCAGGTGACAGTGTTCACAGTGGTGCCATCTGCAGTCACGCCCTGAACCTGGTTCCCAACCCGGGTTCCACCCCCTGTGGCTGTCCCGGTCAGTGTCGCCAAAGCCACTGCGCCCTGCTGGGCGACTGATCGTCGAAACTGAACGTCTACGGTTCCACCGCCCGAGGCTATAAACGCAATGGACTCTCCTCCCGGGACAGGAGTAACGGATACGATCCGAACGCCGTCTTGGGTCGGCGTGTAGAAGTAAGCGCCGCCGTTTCTAGTGGAATGATGCATTGAGTCGCGCACAGCGCCGCCCGATCCTACGAACGTGATCAACGTTGCGGGCCCTTGCCATTGGCGGATACTAAACGGTGTGCTGGGCGCGGAGTCCTCGCTAAACGCAAGATAGGTCAGCAGTGTACCAGGAGACGTCTCTGTGTCCTGCACTAGATGGCAACGCTTTGTTAGGCTGGCGCTTGCACTGCCGCCATCGCCGGTAGCGATAAGGTCCGTCGTAAGCACGCCGCTTGTGATGTCTGTCATCCCGGTCCCATCGAAAGGAGATGGGATGCGACTGCACCTCCACCCATAAGAAACGTTGTTGATGAAGTGGATCGAGAACAGATCAGTACCGTCCGAGAAAAGCGCCAACCGTGTTTCACCGTTGGTGCTTATTACACCTGGTGTCGCCTCAATGACGGCAGCCGCTGACCAGGCACCTGTGAACTTTAGTAGTCTGATCGTGGACGGACTGGTTGTAAACACCGATAGGTAAAGCACACCGTCTGGACCAATGGCGAACGACGATATGGCGTAGTGTGAGAACCCAGAGGAGTAGGTAGCCCATGTAGCGGTGGTTGGATCGAAAGAATACAGGACCGCGTTAGACGCGAGTCCGTGTAGAACGTGAATAGTCGTACCGTAGAGGATCTCTGCTCCTAGGATAAAGGACGCATTTGATGGGCCCAAGACCTCAGCAGTTGCCCCGTCACTGAGCCTGTAGCTCCAACCAACCATGGTGTTGGTGACACTACTCTTGAACCATCCGGCGAGATAGGTTTCCTGGGTTCCTGGATCGTAGACAAAGTGGATCCCACCATGTCCGATCCTTAAATCAGTGGACGCTGCGGGTGAAGTGAACGCGAACACGCTGGTAAAGGTAGCGCCACCGTCTATGCTTCGATAGAGGCCGTCGAACAGGACAGCCCAAAGTCGATCGCTGTCCGTTTGAAGGCAGCAATTCAGCGGATTATGGGCGTTCGCCCCCTCCGCGCTTATGTTCGTTCCGAAGGCTGCGCTCAGGGCGATCTTGGAGAACCCTCCGACGTATCGGTAGACGATAGGCTGAGCGACACCTCGCTCGGTTACGGAAAGCCAGTCAGCCATTAGATTGTCTCCCGGCTATTCACAAGCACAGTAAATTGACCTCTAGGACCGAGGCTGAGATAGTCGGCTCCGTCGTTAGACCCGCCGCTGAGGTTAGTGAGCGCCTGAAGTCCAACAGACGATAACCCGTCGCCGCCGGCCTCAATCGTTACTAGCGCAGCAACAGTTGATGAGACGGCCGCAACAAAATCGGCGGCCGTCGGAGCGATAGATTCACCCGCGCTATCCGTGCCGAAGATGATGGTAATGGCCGATCCAACTACCGACGCGTTCAGCTCCCGATCTTCGTTTCCAAGGCCGGTGGCGCCGACGAGGTGCTCAACAGTGATGGTGTTGCCCCACTCGCCACCGCGTGCAGTGTAGGTAACGTCTCCGTTTCCGTCCGATCCAGCCACGACTAGGGAGGCTGAGCTGCCGCCCGTGATGGCATCCGCCCTCACTGGACCGCGTGTGGTCTTGACCAACTGATCATCTGGGAGCGGACCATGAACATCACGTCCGCAGTTTGTATAGATGTACTGCATGTTGACCTATCTTGGTTAGGCGATTCGGTTAACCCAGCCGACGACGTTCACGCCGGCGGCGTCTGCGAAGGCTGTGACAACCAAACTGTTTGAAAGCACAAGCCCGGGTGAGACAAGCACAAGCCCGGTGTTCTGGTCGATCTGGACTACGATCAGATTCCCTGATGCAGCGCCGCCGTACTCGATGGTCAGGGTCCTCTGAGCACCGGACGTGTTCACAGCGTAAATCCAAACCTCGTCCTTGCTCGTAGCGTGGGCGGTATGCACCGTATCACCAAGGGTCGCGGTTTGAGTTATCGCAATAGGCTGACCGTTAGTCGACCCACTTAGAAATTCCTTCGTGATTGCCATTATCGCTCCTAGGAGAAGACTTGCGCTATCAGAGCTACTTGTCCTAGTAGCTCATTGATAGCCGCAACTACCTCTGTAGATGTGGTATCCAGCCCCACACTCAGGTCGAGCGAGCTCTGGGCTCCGGTGACCGCATCCCCTGAAGTCATCGAGATGTCACTGCCGCCGGTGGAATTTGCGACCCCAAGCGTCGCTGCTAGCCCGGTGGATGCAATAGTTACATCGGTGGCGGTCGGTGTAAGGCCTATGCCAGCCCCCGCAGTCAGACCTCTGAACGGCAAATCAGCGCCGGACTTAGCCAGAGGTAGGGCGACGGTCCCGCCAGCACTACTAGACGTGTTGGCCTCTGCAGTCGTTGCGATCGTGACATCTGTCGCTGTTGGGGTGAGCGTAACCGCAGTACCTGCAGTCAGACCTCTGAACGGCAGATCAGCGCCGGACTTAGCCAGAGGTAGCGCCACCGTTCCACCCGCGCTGCTGCTGGTGTTGGCCTCTGCAGTCGTTGCGATCGTGACATCTGTCGCTGTTGGGGTGAGCGTAACCGCAGTACCTGCAGTCAGACCTCTGAACGGCAAGTCGAACACCACCTTGGCCAAGGCAAGACCGACATCGCCGCCTGCGTTACTAGAGGTGTTGGGCTCCGCTGTTCCTGCCGGCCCAGTCGGACCCGTCGGGCCCTGCTGTCCAGTAACAAGGGCGAACCCTTGCAGCGTTTGGCCTCCGCCCATAACCTCGACAATCCGCCCATCCGCGAGCAGCTGGCGAACCGAGAAGTTGTTCTCCCTAGCCTGAAACGTCGCACCAGGCTGGTAGCTGATGGCGCTTCCGTCGAGCGGTTCCTCGATCACTATGGGTGTCGGGGACGTTACGAAATAGGTCTTGATTGTCCAGGCCATAGGGTGCCCTCGACGTGATCTAACGCCTGGGCATCAGTATACACTGATGATGCGCCTGCATCTAAGAACCGATTACGCCTTGTCGGGAATTACTGGAAACAGCTCGGACGAGAAGGTCTTCTCGACAGCAGACCGGCACAGCAACCCGTCGCAGAATCCGCGCTTGAGCACATCACTGGTGTTGGCCTTGACCCAGTTGATGATAGCGTCGCAACGGGGGTCCTGCGCGTCCCAAGCTAGCAGGAACCCTTCTTCGTAGCCCTCGGTGAGCTGCTCGCGGAGATCCTCTGTCGCAACCCCGTGGTGGATAGCTAGGGCGTCGATCGCGCACCCTCCACGACTGTCAGTCGTTGTCCAGGCGCAGCGAATGGGGATCAGGTTGGTCGCAGCATAAGCCTTGACGACGTCGTCGGGTAGGACACGGATCATCGGGCACCTCCTGCCATCAGTCAATCTACCAATGGTGGACCCTTTGTTAGTGCCTGTGTGCCCTAAGATTGCCGCTTTTTGTTCTCCGCGTCCTCCGCGTCCTCCGCGTCCTCTACGGCCTCGACGATGTCATCGAGCACGGTCCGCAACTCGTAGTTGGATGGATCGAGCAATACATCAACGCCCGAAACCGAAACGTCCTCAATCGTGGCTCCTACACCTCTGAGGACACCCGGCCGTTGTATCCCACCCTCAAGCATCGCTCTCAGATACTTACCTGCCTCGGTGTCCAGAACCTCGATGTCAACCAGAAGTGATCTCCCTTTGACACGAGCTGTTGGAAGAACGACGTGAGAGGCATCGTTGATGCGGGTTCGACCGTCTATGGGCGGGTCTATCTGGCCGAGCATCTGACGGCCCTGAGCCCTATCGTTGATCTTGGTCGCAAGCTTTTCCAGCAAGTTACGAGAGACGCGCTGACCCAGTCCCGGCTCCTCATTCAAGGTGCTCGGAACGACGACAACGCACTTGAACGAGTCAGCCATGCGGTAGTTATACCGAATTACGGACAGTCGATGCATTCGATCGCCGATTCGTTACGAGCAGAAAGTGGGTAGAAGAACACCATGAACAAGCGAACGCACCGAGACAAGAAACACCCCAATATGCAGGATCTCATGCTCGACCTGATCGAGCAGAGCTCCTTCAACGCCTTCGACGGGCACCAGGTCCATGACGACCTGCGCGAGGCCTTCGCGCTCTGGGACGCAGCCTCGCTGATCCCTGACAGCGCTGGGTTGTTCATCCGCGACCTTCCGGATGGGAGCTTCCACTGCGACACGCTCTACATTCTGACCACCAAGGACCGGTGGAAGAGGTTGCGGCCCATCGTCGAGAACTGGCGGGCCGACAGCATCACGAAGATCACCAGCAAGGGGACCAAGGTCGCCAATCGATGGAACTCCGACGATAGCGAAACCTACTCGTACAAGAAGTACGAGAGTCAGAATGTGGGCTCCTTTCTGGGCTCCTTCCAGGGTAAGGAGGACGACCGCGTTGTTCTCTGCCTTTGGTGGGACTAATGGCCGCCAAGCGCCGAACCCGCAAACGGGTTCCGAAAGGTGATTACACACTGCGTTACTGCCGCGTGTGCTTCGGTTTTCCGATGAAGATCATCGACGGGACAAGCGGCCTTGCACCTTGGGCAGTAGAACGGTGTCATTAGACGGAACCTCTTCTTGTCCTGTTTATACCGCGACGCTTGATCTCTCCATGGACCACATCGCGGCTCAGTCCGGTCTTCTGCGCAACCGTGGTGATGGAGTCGCCTGCGGCGTAGAGATTTGCGGCCCGATCGCGGTCCTCCTGAGGAACCCGGGCCCGGTTCGACTGAGCCTTGGTGGTAACGCGGCCCGTCGACTTCAAGAAGCTGCTTACGGTGCTGGAACCCCTCTGGATAACCTCGGCAATATTGGCGTAGGACATGCCCTCGTCGAACAGGTTCATCGCCTGGAGTCGCTCCTTGTTCGACATCCTGGAAGGAGATCCAGCAAACTTGACGCGAGCCGGCTGGTTGCAAATCTCTACATCAAGGATGCCTCTCTTCTTGAGATCGGCCTCCTCCCAAACCTCGAACGGGAGCTCCGGGTGGTCCTGCCTGAAGAGGTTCATGCGGCGCTCACATGCCTCGGACAGCCAGCCCTTGACCTCGATGATCTGGGCTACCGACCCATCAGTTGCGTAGACCCAGAAATCCGGCGTGTAGCGACGGCGCTTACCGTCATCGTCTACTACATAGCTCTTGAGCTCGTAGTCCCAGAGTGCTCCCCGGTCGTCCAACCACTGAGCGGTGCAGACCTCCCACAAGCTACGCATAAGGTGCTCACGACCCCTGGCGTCGGACCACCTGAGCCCTACGGACTCCAGATGATTGCGCCGTTGAACCCCAGCGTCGTCGAGCGCCTTATTGATCGCGTCTCGGGAGCACTTGAACTTGATGGCCAGGAAACTAGAGGAGAACCCGTTGGTGTAATGTTCGACGATGGTCTGCTTGTCGCCCTCATCAGAGATCCGTGGCGGGGCTCCGGAGGGGCGGAAATCGTCGTAGCCGGTCTTGAGCAACCTTCGCCTTATGGTCGATGCGTCGGTGTCGAACTTCTCAGCAATCTCAGATAGCGTTTGGCCGCCAGTGTAGAGATTGGCGCACTGGTCTACATCAACGGCTGTCAAGGCTCTACGCCGCTTAGTTCGGCGTCGTGAAACCCCCACCTCATCAATGATCCTGTAAGCCGTCTGGTGGGAACAACCAACTAATCTGGCGATTTCGTTGGGACTTTTACCCTCCTTGGCCAACTCAATGATTTGTAAGCGCTCTTGATTGGATAGGCGACGTCCAGACATGCAGAAACTCCTGGTGGATCACCACCAGGAGTTCTACTTCGCCGAGTTGTGGTTGTCAAGATCGCCGACTACAGTCGGCGTCGACCCAACACCTTGATGCTAGATGATAGCACTAGTGCTAGCAGTTCCAGCAGGTTGCGTCAAGTTAAATATGACAAATTCAGCTGGCTTGTTCGGCGAGAAGCCGATGTCGATGATCACCTTGCCCTGATCCATCGTCACCTGGCTGTTGTTGTTGCCGTTGCACTTGACGAAGAAGGCCTCCTCCTGGGTGTTACCGGAGAAGTACCCCAGACGAAAGAGCGAGCTGTAGTAGCCCCGGAGAGCTGTCTCGATCTTCTGCCAGAGCTGCGGCCCGTTGTTCTCGAAAACCGTCCACTGCAGCTGCAGCTTGGTGGTGTACATCAGGAAGATGTGGAGTTGACGAGCGTTGACGTAGCGCCAACGAGCCTCCTTCGAGAGGGACCGCGCTCCGTTGACGATGAACCCGGTAGCAACACCCGTTGGGAGAGGGTTGATTCGCGACTGGTAGAGGTTGTCCTGATCCAAGCGGGAGAGCTTGATCTCCGGTCCGACCGTTCCAGGCGCGTCCAGTGCCCCATCGACGATCCCCGCAGGGCTCTTTCCTACGTTCTTGTTCCGAGCGGTCTTCGCATAGACGCCAGCGGCGAAGGGCGACGCCGGGATAAGCTCAGGTAGCTCGGTCGAGTCGTTCAGGAAGTAGACGTTCGGGTAGTAGATGGCCGCGTTCTTGGTGTTGAACGCCTGAGTCACCAGCACGTACTGGATCGCCTCTGGCACCGTCGTTCCGTTCGCTAGCGCAAAGATCCCGAACCGATCCTGGCGCGCATCGCAGAAGTCAACGATGTCCGCCTGGACGAAGGCCGAACCCTCGAAGTCTGGGACGACGACGTTGACCGGCTCCTCGATCAGGTCCAGAGCGTAGATGCCCTGCTTGGACCCCTCAAGGGTTGGGTTCGAGACATCGTTGCGCGTGATGACGGTGCCGTCCGTTCCGCCCGTCATCTGGTACTGAACCGCCGAGGACAGCTTCGTGTAGGCCGCCGTGATTGGCGTCGAAGCGGGCGGAGGAACAGCCCAAGTGAAGTCCAACGCTCCGGTGTTGTAGTCGATCGTGTTCTCACCGGCGGCATCCACGTCCCCCACAATCACACCCAGCCCGTTGTCCTGGGCGTATTGACCGGTGTTGTAGAGCACATCGATCGTAGAACCTGTGAGAGGGGCGGATGTCGTGGTGAGTGAAACAGCACCGGTATCGGCGTTGATCACCGACGCTGTCGTCACGTCACCAAGCAGGTTGCCGGTCGTGTTGGCCCACACGTTGCCGAGGGCGATGTAGTCGACGTAGAAGAACGTACCGGCGATCGGGGCTACTAGTGTAGTCACCTCGATCGGTCCGGATCCAACAGACGAGGCTGTCTGACTATCGACCAGGTCGATAGTGTTGATGCCGCCACCATCAATCGAGCCGAGTAGCGGGACATCAACTTCCAGGTTGTTGAAATAGACCAGGTCGATGGTCGCCGTACCGCCGGTAGTCACAATCGCGCCGGGCGCGAAAGACCCACCCGCGATGTTACCGACACGGGCCACGCCCGAGGAAAAGGACAGGACGTCACCTGTGACAGCACCCTGCGTGAACGTGTCACCGGGGGCGATGGCCCCTACGATAGCGCTGAGCTCCATCGTAGCGACGTTATCCTTGGTGATGACGCTGGATACGTCGTGGTTGGCGACTACAGTCGACAGGGCTACAAGCTCGGCGGTGGTGCCGGTTAGAGCCCCAGTGTCGTAATTGACTGTACCGCCGAGAGGTAGTGCACCACCGGATCCGGTTAGGTTGCCGGCACCGTCGTCGGTGATGGTTGCCAGACCAATGCCATTCACGTTGACAGAGATCGCCAGCGTACCGGGGTGAACCGGTACGGATGCCAGAGGTGTTCCAGCCAGGCTGTAGGTCGCCGCAGTGCCACCGATGGTGGTTAGTGTCTGCGGCGCGGCCGCAGCACCAGCGTACTTCAGACGGAAGACCGTAACCTCCCGGTGAACCGGATTGTCTACGACGCCCGCATTGAAGGTGAACTCCTTGTTCGCACCGTCGATCAGTCCAGCACTGGCTGGCAGGACCTCGTTCGCCACCGAAGACCGCTGGTAGAAGATCCGAGTGGACCCCTCCACCACAGGCAGATTGGTGAGCTGAAGCTCGAAGGCAGTGTTGGTGCTGTTGATTGTTCCTGAGGTCGGAGTGGTCGGCACGTGCTTGGTGGTACCGGACACAGCCGTGAGCTTCAGGGTGTTCGAGAGCACCGGCACGTTGGCCAGCGATGCGATGAACCGCTGGGCTAGTGGTGCGCCACCACCAGTGCCGATCGACTCTGACAGTACGGTAACTGGAAGCATCGCCGTCGGCGTACCGCCGACACCGATGGTCGTGGTCACCAGGAGACTTGGCCGACGGGGATCCTGAATCACGTTCAGGAGGTAGTCGGAGGCCGACGGGTCGTCGAACTGGACCGCCTCGTAGGTCTCAACCGCATCGTCGAATGCCGGGTTGAAGTCCGCCGGGGCCAGGATCTGAAGGTCGTACTTCTCCCACGAGTTCGTGGTGTAGTCGAGGAAGTTCCGGTTACCCGAGACTCGGATCTTGAGGTCGTTACCCCACACACCCTGTCCGTTGGCTGTGAAGGTCCACTTCTCAGGACCAGGCGTCGCGTCGATGCTGACCGATGCGAAGGTCGAATCAGCCGGTGCAATGCGGTTGATCCAGGCCCTCTCTCCGCCAGTTCCGAAGAACGCCCGGATGGCCTGGGGAACCACACCGCGCGTGTTGACCGGACCGAACACGCGAGTGAAGTCCTCAACAGACCTCACCTCGATAGGGTAGTTGGTCGGACCCTTCTGGGTCCAACCTACGACGCCCATCTTTGCGGGCGAGAACTGATCGGGTGCGCGGGCCGGCGCCTTCTCCTGCCCGTAGACACCTGCTGACCGGTATTCAACGATCGGCATTGGTTACTCCTCGCCCTTCGGCTTCTTGGTGGACTTCTTCTTGGCAGCCTCGGCCGCCTGGAGCGGAGTCATCGCCGGCACCGCCGGGATGGCCTTCAACATCGATTTGTCGTCGATGGCGAAGTTCGGCACCTCGCGAGGGGTGACCATCCGGATCATGTTCTGTCTTACAAGGCGTGCGACCGACGCGTTGGTCGGATGCGCCTTGAACATGAACCCGGCTGGATAGCTCACGACGTTCCCGTTCGGGAACTCAACCGTGACAGCCGCTCGTGAGACCACTTGGTAAGTTTGATCGCGCTTCATCGTGAGCTCCCGTATACGCCTGTGCGAACGATGGGCCTACCTGTGCCGTAGAGTCCACCCTCACCAGGATCTGGATTCTGTACACCACCAGGGGAAAGAGGAACGCCGTTGGCATCAGCGGGAACCAATCCATAACCACCCGGTCCAGGGACAAGCTGGTAACCCGGACCGCCATATCCTGGCAGTGGCTGCGTAGTCTGCGTCCCCGTGAAAGCGGGAATGCAGATCGGCTCTCGATCCAATGTCAGTTCGCCCTCTACCTTCAACGAGAGTGAGTATCCCGGCACTCGTTCCACCAGAGAGCTTACATCAGTAAGGTCAGTAACGCCCTGTTGGAACGCGGCGTAGGTACGAGGATTGTTGATGCCGTCGAGCACAACAACCGTCTGACCGCGCATTGGGAACCGGCGCATCATTATCTGAAGCAGGATCTGCGCTACCGTCCGGAACCGGGCCCAGCACTCGATTGAGTAGAAGAAGTCATAAGGTTGCTCCTTGTCCTTCTGCTCGTAGGAGGTCCACCCAGTGAGACCACCGGCAGACACACGCTTGGCGCCTTCGCACGGAAGACGGTAGGAGACCACAGGCGACAGAAGGCGGTCCTCAGCCGGAATGGTCGAGTCGCGGATGATGGAAATCATCGGCAAAACCGCACCAATCTGAGTCGGCTCAGGGCGCTTATAGACTACGAGTGCCCGATCGATCGGTGTCTGGCGACCGTCGATCGTCACAAAGATGCCTTCGAGCGGCAGATACCACTCGTTCTTGACCTCGTCGGGGAGCGCACCGAGAGCCCTAGCGACAGCTTCGTCGAAGTCGTAGAAATCTACGCTTCCGGTCCGCTCGCCGAACTCTAGTCCATTGCTCACGTGATCCTCTGTCGCATCAGATCGTGATGATAACTGTTGATGCGAGAACTAGTCGAGGGTCTACAGCACTATCGGCTGCATCACAGACTAATTGATGCACACTAGAGGTTGACCTCGTAAGTGATCAGTGCGTATGCTCGGTAAATGCAGCGCGTCGTTCCTATCAAACTCAATGAAGATGTTGATCTTAGGGCGACGATTGAGTCGTTTAGACTCGTTCAGCAGCGCGTCTCGGATCTAGCCTTTGCGACCGGGTCATGGGATTCGGCGATCGCGCTCCACCGCGTCGCCTACCCACATGTCAGAGGAGCGCTCAAGTCGCAGCTCGTCTGCACAGCGATACGCCTTGTGGCCTCCGATTACGCTCGGCTTCGGCGGCTCAGAAAGCGTATCCACGGCGCGATTCACTTCAGCAAGCCGAGGGCTCTGTTCCTGATCGGGAAGGGGAAGCGGGACGCGTGCCCGCCTCGAAAAGAAACCATACGGATCTGGACCGTGGCCGGGCGGAAAGACATCGGCTTTACCATTCCGAAGGAGTTCGAGAGCTTGCTGAAACGGGTCACGTCCTACGACACACTAGCTGTCAGCATCAAAAGGGGACGACTCGTCGCCTCGCTCTCGGTGACTCTCAAGGCGCCGGATCGCAAGGGCTCGCGCCCGGCCGGCGTTTCGGCAGGTCTCAGAAACGATATAGCAGCAGTGGACGCCTCCGGACGAGCGCTCCGGATCGTCACAACAGCCCAAACAGTGATGGAGGAGACAACCCAGAAAACCAAAAAAAGACTTGAGCGACGTCTAGCTGCACGAAAGGCAGATGGGTACGAAACACGATCCGTGCGACGTGCCCTCAAACGGCTGAGCAGACGGCGTCACCTGCGAACCAGAGCGTTTTGCCACGTAGCGGCAAACGAGCTGATCCGCTGGTTGGATCTAGATGTGATCGTGGTAATGGAAGATCTTAGGCGGCCGCCACCGTCGCGGAGGAAGTCTTCCAGCAGTAACATCCCGCACTACTACGAAGGCCTTCGACGGAGGCTTGAGGAGAAGTCGGAGGCTGCGGCTATCCCGGTCCACTATGTGAGCGTCACCGGTAATGCTCGGAGGTGCTCGGTCTGCGGCGACGCCGGCACGATCGGCAGACGCGTGTTTAGTTGCGGGTCCTGCGGCAGCAGTGGTCCACTGAGCAAGAATGCCGCACTGAACATCAGGAACAAATTCACGGTCACACGGCCGTGGGCTGCTGTCAACCAGCCCTGAAGCTCGACAACGGGTAAGTGGCCTTGGTCACAGTTGATGAAAAGCTACTTCTGTCGCCAACGTGCTGAAAACACGTTGCGCCCCTTTTCGGTAACGGAGCTTGACTTTGATAGAGCTGCGACCTCGGCGTCGAGCCGGCCCCAAATGATCGTTCGAGGGAACCCGCCTAGCCCGTATTCAAGCCGTTGCGCAAGGAAGGGAACGTCGGCTAGAACCTTGCCATTGATCTTGGGGAGCGTGGCGTCGAACGCCTGAGGTGTCCTTCCGATCGTAGCCAGTTGTGACCTGATCTCGATCATCTCAGCGAGTCGAGCGCGGCGGTGAAAGTCAGTCTCTGACTCGGATGACGGCCTTACGAGCATATCGCCGCTAAAACCATCAGTTACTGCTGGAATGGTATCTAGTGTCCACGGGCTGTGTTGAGATAGAACACCAGCTACGTCGTCTCCACTAGAGATCCAAATCAGGCTACGGTCAGCCACTATGCTCCCGTAGTCGATCTCGTTGACTCGGGCCTCGACCTCGAATCGGTCCTTGGCGACCTCCACAACAACGATGGACTTCTTGTAGATGTCGTACCAACCACCATCATTGGGAATCAACGCGACGACCCGGTCACGTAGTCTGTAGGCGAGCTCCTTCGCGGAAGACTGCATTGCGACCTTACCGGCCGCTGGAACGCTAGTCTTTAGCTGCTCGATCTCTTTGACGAGCTCTTTGTCGTCAATCCAGAACCGCACGAGCTAGTGCCGACCGTGTCCCCGCCCACGGCCCTGCGGTACCAGCTTGCCGTTACCGTTGCGAGACATGTAGGTGTGCTTGAGCTCTCGAATGAAGTGTTCGGTCTGGGTCAACCTGTGGGCGAGCGACTTGTTCTCGATCATGGCCTTCCGGAGAGAGTCTTGGATCTCAGCGTCGCGAGCCCTAGACTCCCGGTCCAGACGCTCTTCCAGACGCCGAGCCTGGTCATAGCGCTTCCATTCATTCTGGGTGTTGGGCCGCCCCGCCACTCCAGGGGGCGGTCCGATGTCCATCGGGGGCGGTGGACCTCCAGCCCCACCGGCGAGGGCTGGGCCCTCCATAGGCAGCCCGCCGGGTCCACCCGCACCACCAC